ACAGGTATCGGCCTTTGCGATAGCATTGGGGTAAAGTATGGCAAACAACGCATCAATCAGTAATATATCAGTGGACTTAACAGAGTTGTCAGCAGACACTTCGCCTCAACTTGGAGGCAATCTTGACCTTAACTCTAACAATATTACTGGCACAGGAAATATAAACACAACTGGAACAATTACTTCTTCTGGTACGATTACTGGTAATACTTTTAGTGGTAGTGGTGCAAGTCTGACAAATATTCCTTCTGCACAGTTGACAGGAGCCCTGCCTGCAATTAGTGGTGCGAATCTAACAGGTATTAATACAGATTTAGTTTCTGATACTACGCCACAACTTGGAGGCAACCTTGACTTAAATTCAAACAATATTACTGGTACAGGAAATATAGAAACAACTGGAAGTATTGATATTACTGGTGGAATGAATCTTACAAATGATACATTCGTTGGATGGGGCGGTGGAAGTTCACGGCCTGCAATAACTGGTAATAAGAGTGATGATGATATGGATTTTTATACAGGTGGTTCTAAACAAATGGCCTTAACTACCACCTACTTAAATTTGTATAATAGTCTATATTTGTCTACTGGAAGTAACATACAGTTTGAAGGTTCTTCATCAAACTCATATGAAACCACATTAGCCGTTACTAACCCAACTGCCGACAGAACAATTACTTTGCCAGATTCTACTGGAACAGTTAGAGTTGGTTATCAATCAGGCGAGATTATTGAATGTCTAAGTGGACTTTGTGATGGTAGAACAGTTGTTGGACAGAGTGGTTCTTATACTTGGCCCAATGGAACACAAACCGTTCCAAGTACAAGTTATGTAAATTTCCCTGGCTCTGTTATTTCTTATACACCACCAACTGGAACAAATGTTGTAAAGTACGAACTTGTCTATCATACAAGTTATTATGGCACTGCGAACCCTCTTTACCATCTAAGATTTTACTATGATGGTACAGAGGTTACTGTTGGAAGGTATAGTCAGTATCAATATTATGATGGTGCGAACCAACCTTATAATATGGTGTTAAGTCTTAATAATGGTTCACCAAGTATTGCAACTGGTAAAATTGGAACATGGAACTCTGCAAAAGAAATGAAACTTATGATAAGGGCTTATACTACAAGTTACAGGCCTGATGTAAATAGTACTCATTATTTTGATGGTGGTGGAAGCAGACAACACGTTTACCCAAAATTAACAATTACGGCGATTGCATAGGAGATATATTATGTCATATGAAGAACCAGTTAAAGAATATGAAAATGATAGAATGATGAAGTATCCCTCAATCGGAGAACAACTGGATATGTTGTGGCACGCTATTGATGCAGATGCAGATTTAAAAGTTAAGTTTTCAACCTTCTATAACGCAATAAAAGAAGTAAAAGATGCTCACCCTAAAGAAGAATGATAAATACTGTAAAAGGATAAATTAAATGGCAATACCAGCAACAAGAACACAAATGAAGGAGTGGTGTCTTAGGAGTCTAGGTAAGCCTGTAATCGAAATCAATGTTGATCCAGATCAGGTAGAAGATAGAATAGACGAAGCTCTACAGTATTTTTCACAGTATCATTACGATGGTGTTGAAAGAGTATATCTTAAACATCAACTAACTGAAAGTGAAATTGCAAGATTAAGAACAGATACCTCTGGAACTACTGTTACAGATGTTGATACGACTACAACTGCAAATTGGAAAGAACAAAATAATTATATTCCAATTCCTAGTTCAGTAATTTCTGTAGTAAAAGTTTTCCCCTTGACAGATAAAGCATCACTGAATATGTTTGATATTCGTTATCAATTAAGACTAAATGATTTATATGATTTCAGTTCTACTTCTATTCTTCATTATGAAATGACAATGCAACATTTAGATTTTCTAGACCACATTCTTGTCGGCGAAATACCAATTAGACATAGTGAACATCAAAATAGACTCTACTTAGATGCAGATTTTCAGACAGACTTTGTTCCAGACGATTTCATTATCATTGAGTGTTATCGTAAGCTTGACCCTAATACATACACAGACATATATAACGATATGTTTTTGAAAAAGTATGCAACTCAACTTATTAAGAAACAGTGGGGTGCAAACCTTTCTAAGTTTCAAGGTATTCAGATGTTGGGTGGAGTTGCACTAAACGGTGAACAGATTTATACACAGGCACAGGAAGAGATTGATAAGTTGGAAGAACAGATTCAACTTGCATACGAACTGCCTCCAATGTATATGATAGGATAAACTATGCCTACGAATGTATATTTTGATACAGGTACAAAACCAGAGCAGGCTCTGTATGAGGACTTAATGATTGAACAACTGCAAATTTATGGGCAGGATGTTTATTATATTCCTCGTAAGTTAGCAGGCACTGATAAGATTTGGCAAGAAGATATTAGTTCTTCTTTTGAATCTTCATACCTTATCGAAATGTATATGGAGAATGTAGATGGATATGAGGGTGAGAAAGAACTTATGTCTAAGTTCGGACTTGATATACAAGACGATGCAACCTTTGTTGTTGCAAGAAGAAGATGGGAACAATTTGTTTCGGTAGATAATAATATAATTGTTTCGTCAAGGCCTAATGAAGGAGACTTGGTATACTTCCCTAAAGGGAATAAGTTATTTGAAATTACTTTTGTAGACCAAGATGACCCTTTCTATCAGGTTCACAATCTACCAACATATAAACTCAAGTGCAAGACTTTTGAATATGCATCTGAGGTTATTGACACAGGTATTGCAGAGATTGATGCCATAGATGCAGACAACTCTTTGGACATGATGCAACACCAAATCACTTTGGAAACCGCTACTGGTACTGGTTCTCTCATTCTAGAGAATTCAGTAGAAGGTGCAGCGGCGTCCTATATAATACTAGAAACTTATAATATCGCACTGATTGATGAGAACTCGCAAAACGATGACTTTGAACTTGCAGATGATACAATATTAGACTTCACCGAATCTAATCCTTTTGGTGACGCTGGGATGAAATAACTATGATTGGACAATATTTTTATAATCAATCCACACGAAATGTTGTGGTAGCATTTGGTACTCTTTTCAACAATATTCAGTTGACAAAGAAGGATGGAAGTGGTAATGTAATTCAGACAATGAAAGTTCCACTTGCATACGGCCCAAAACAAAAGTGGTTGGCAAGACTGACTGAAGACCCCAACCTTGCAAAGAAGGTTGCAGTTACACTGCCTCGTATTGGTTTTGAGATTTCTGGTATCTCTTATGACTCCAGTAGAAAACAAAACAAAGTAATTAAAGTAAAGAAGGTTGCAGACGGAGCTGACAAAGAACAAGTCAAGTCAGGATTTATGCCTGTTCCATATAATGTGGAATTTGAGTTGTTTATTATGTCAAAGAGTTCAGATGATGCACTACAAATTGTAGAACAAATTCTTCCATACTTTCAACCAGAGTATACAGTAACTTTGAGAGAAAGTCCAGACTTGGATATCATTCGTGATGTTCCAATCGTACTCAATAGTATCTCATATGAAGATGACTATGAGGGTGACTTTACAAGTAGAAGGAGTGTTATCTACACTTTGTCTTTTACTGCAAAGTACTACTTGTACGGCCCAGTAACATCGCAAAATGTTATTCGTACTGTACAGGTTGACCAATATGCAAATATGCCTGTCAATGCACCTACTAGAGAACAAAGATATACGGTTTCACCTACACCAAATACTGCAACGGCACAAGAGTTTGATCCAGATGATGATAACTTTGGTTTTAACGAAACAACAAGTTTCTTTGAAGATGCCAAAAATTATAACCCTACAACCGACCAAGATGAATAAATAGTAGGAAAGAATTAGGATAAACGCAAATGACAATTAGAAAAATTACTGTTGCTTCTGGTGAGGTTTCAGATGATGCAAATACCTCTACTGGTGCATTTGACCTTCCAGCAGGAACTACGGCACAAAGGCCAGGTTCACCAACCTCTGGTAACTTGAGATTCAATACTGATTTAGAAACTACAGAAATTTATGATGGAAATGCTTGGGGTAAGGTTTCACCTTTGACGCCGGTTATTACTACTATAACAGGTCAAATTTATAATAGTCTCGCCGGAAACCTTGTAATTACTGGATCAAATTTTTTAACAACAAACTTGGTTGTTACCTTTACACCTTCTGGTGGTTCTGCATCTACAGTTACAGTAACACCTACTAGTGATGTTTCTGCGACTGTTGCCACTCCCTCTGCAATCTATGGCCAGAGTGGTGGAACAGTTGTTGCAATAACAGTAACTAATACTGATAACAGAACATCTGCCGCATTCAATAAAACAGTTAGCGCCATACCCACTGGTGGTGACCATATAGTTGAAGATGGTTTGACAAGAACACATATCTTTAAACAGAGTGCAAACTTTGTTGTACCAAATCAACTATCTAATGTTGACTTTCTTGTAGTCGCCGGTGGCGGCCAAGGTGGACGTTGGTATAGAGGTGGCGGTGGTGGTGCCGGTGGTCTTCGTTCATCAATTGTAAATACTGGTGGAGCAAGTGGTAGTTCTGTAGAGAGTAAACTTACCATGTCTGCCGCAACTCATTCAATTACGGTTGGTGCCGGCGGAACAAGCGCACAGGCAAACAATGGTAATCCAGGCGCTAACGGTGGTGACTCATCAATTGGTACACAAATAGTATCTACTGGTGGTGGAGGCGGTGGTTCTTGGAACGGTGGCGTTGGACAATCTGGTGGTTCTGGTGGTGGTGCCTGTTCATCATCAACCCAAACTTCTGGAGGCGCTGGTTCTGGAACATCTGGACAAGGTTTTCAAGGTGGTCAAAGAGGTACTAATACTAGTGTTCAGTGTGGTGCCGGTGGTGGAGGCGCTGGTGCTATTGGACAAAGAGGTGGTAACGACACCGATTATAGTGGAGAGGCAGGATTTGGTGGTGATGGTGTAATAAACACAATTATATCATCCACAGTTGCAACTGCACAATCAGTCGGAGAAGTTGTTGGTAGTGACGTATACTACGCTGGTGGCGGTTCTGGTTCATCATATACTGATGGTAACATTAATGTTACATCTGGTGGTGGATTGGGTGGCGGCGCCGATGGTGTACACACTGTAAACGGTTCTAATGATTATAGGGCTGGTGTCAATGCTGCTGCCAATACTGGTGGCGGTGGTTCTGGTGCAAACGGACAGGTAACTGCTAGTAATGCATCCCTCTATTCTAGTCTTAGCCTGAATGATTATCTCACTGGTGGTAATGGCGGTTCTGGTGTCGTTATTATCAAGTATACACTTGATTGATAGGAGTAATTATGAGTAGACATATTAAAATTAACCAAGAGATGGTGGTAGATTGCATAATGATTGAACCAGATGATTTATCGAGTCGTGTAGATACTATGCCTGGCGAGTGGATAGAATCTGATGTTGGTGGAATTGGACAACATTACGATGCAGAAGGTGATTACTTTTATTACCCAAAACCATATGCATCTTGGACATGGGATTCAACAAAAAAGAATTGGCAACCCCCTGTAGCCTTTCCTTCAGACATGGATGATTCAACTGTCTGGAACGAATCAAAAGGTGAATGGGAAACTGAATAGGTGATTAGATGTCTAACCAGACTGATATTTTAGATAATGTTCTTGGTATTACAGATGTTGTAGAAACAACGACTAGAGAAGTAACGCCACCTAAACCAGTTCTTGTTCCGACAACAACTGGAACTGAAGAAGATATAGATAATGATTATAAATATCAGAGAGAAAACTTTTACAATCTGATAGAAAGAGGACAGGATGCAATTGATGGTATCCTAGACCTTGCAAGAGAATCAGAACATCCTCGTAGTTATGAGGTGGCCGGAAACTTAATAAAACAGGTTGCAGAAGTAACAGAAAAACTTGGAGACTTGCAGACTAAGATGAAGAAACTAAAAGAAGTTCCTAACTCTGCACCACAAAATGTAACGAATGCATTGTTTGTAGGAAGTACTGCCGAACTGCAAAAGATGTTAAAAGGGAAAAATTAAAATGCCATTGACACGAATCAAACAAACTGCAATTGGTGCTGATGCAATTACTACAGCGAAACTGGATGATACTGCCGGTGGTTTGGTGTTGCCGGGCACACAATATGTTCATCTTCCAGTAGGTACAACTGCACAACGTCCTTCAAGCGCAGCAAACGGACAATTAAGATATAATACAGATTTTGCAAGACTAGAGCAATACGCCGGTGGTGTGTGGCAGGCCATCGACTCTCCCCCATCAATTACAAGTTTGGCATATTCTGGTTCTTTGACTGCCGCTGATCCAGCAGGTAACGAAACAATAACACTTACTG